CCTTTTCGACTACGTCAGCCACGATGATGTCGCGCTTCAATTCCTCTTCGGCATCGGCTTTCTCTTTGCCGTCCAAGGGATCGCCGTCGTCGTCGGTGGCGTCCCATATCTCACCCGCTGGCTCGAAATCTTCGGGCGCACCAGACGGCTTGTCGTCGCTCTTCTCGCCCTCACCCTTCTCACCGTTGCCCTTCTCGTCTTCATCCTTAGATAAGACGCGGACAATCTGCTCGGCAGTCATGCCCCGATACTGTTCATTAAGCAGCGCATTTTCTGGCAACTTAATTCTGGCATCCTTGACAATCAGGTTGATGGCAAAGTCACAGGCCACATTCCACAAGTCAGGGCTGGTGTTGCCCCGACGCAAATGATGTCCGAGTGAAACGTGCAGTGCCTCGTGGAGCAATACACCCAGCAACTCATGGTCAGGCGTGTTCCTCACGAAGATGCGGTTGAAGTAAATGTTCTTGCCGTCCGTCGCCATTGTCTTAGTCTGCTCGGTCTCGACAAACGGCAACCCGAATATCAAGGAAGCATACCCAGATGCACGGCTCCCAAGGCGTGAGCGCTGTTTGATCAAGCGCCCAACCTCGAAGTCACGAATTGAAAAATAGTCAGTCATAGCGTCACCTCTCAGTTGATTAGTTGAACAGGCTATCGATGTTGTCAGCCAGCTTGCTGGCTTCTTCACCGACAGTTTTGCGTGTCTCGTCATCGCTCCGCAACTCAGCACCAGACTTGTTGCCGATGATGCCGACGAGATCGGACACGGCCTTATCGATCCGCGCATCGTTGCTGATGTTGAGCGTCGGGATAATCGCGACAAGGTCACGCGCCTTATCGATAGTGCTGTCCCGAAACGGTGCCTTGCCCTTCTTATCGGGGTCATAATTAGCGCAACTCTTGGCAAGATGCCGTGCAACGTCCACCACCGTATTGGCACAATGCGTCTGGATGTCTGAGAGCTTGTCGCTCTGCGCTTTCTCAACATCTGCCTTCACTGCATCGATAAACGCCTTTGATCCTTGCACTCGGATGTCCTGAGTGTTGGTGATGATCGAGCGCTTAATGTCAAACTTGAACTTGCTCTCGATAATTTCGTCAACGTCAACGTCCCTAGCGAGGTTGGGGTTCTCGGCTCTGGCTCTCGCCAGTGCATCTGGCAAAGCCTTGCGGATTTTCTCAACCTCGACCTCGAACTGGGATTGAAACTCACCCAGCGCACGGTAGACCTTGTCGTTTAAGGCATTGGGTAGCAAGCGCCAACCGTTGTCCCAGTCGGGAAGTCCGCCCACGAGATACGAGCCATCGACAGGGCTTGGGGACGTACCTCTAAGGTAATTCGTAACCGCACCCTTAATCGTTTTGATCTCGGCAAGCACGGCAGGGTCAACGATCTTGACGTTGCCCCACACCCAGTTTGTTGTGGTGGCAGCGGTTTCGGCCAGCATGTTGGACGCCTTGTTGTCCTTCGCTTGCCCAGTCCAACTATGCACCTTGATGCGGACTAGGGTGTTGCCCTCGATGAGGGGTGGTACTTCTTTACGTTTAGTAGTCATAGCGTCACCTCATAAATATTTGTTGACCAATTGATGCTGTCGCATCTATCAGCACACTGTCTCCAATGTACTGATAGATGCGAGGGCTTGCGCCCTCGCATCATCCTTTCAGTTACGAGCGGATATCCGCCCACTTCAGTGACCAGTCACGGTAGGTCGCTGTCTCTGCGACGATTGGCACACGCCGTTTGATCGCCTCGACCACAAAGACCATGATCTCAGGGCTGCTCCAGCCACCCTCACCATGCCGTGACAGGTAGGTCACGATGTTGGCGAAGTTGTCCTTGTTGGCCCTGCGGATCAGCAACGATGCCGTAGCGAACTGATGCCCAACCTCGTCAGGGATCGGCGCGTTGTCAGGATCAACGAGTGCCTCATCAATACTGATTGAGCGAGCGCAGTGAGCAATCGCGATAAATGAACGTGCGCACTCCTCGCCAACGATGCCAGAATACACAGGCACTTCGATTTCAGGTGGAGGGCAACCCTTCACCGCATGGCTCAGTTTCTCCAGCCCACGGGGCGTAGACCCAGTCGGATGCTCCATGCCCTTCTGGCTTGGGTCAACCTTGTGGAGATACTCTGGCATCTGCCGAACAAACGCCATCACCACAGGATCGATATCATTCTCGGCACCCCAGTTCAGCCAGTCCTCAACGCTCGCTGTAAGCGTGAAGTGGGCAAGGCGCGTCCCAGTCTGAATGCCCATACCGTGGCTATTGGCCTTGTCGCGTTGGCGATTGGAGGCCAGCACAATCAGCACCAATCCAAGCTCACAGTTAGGGTCAGACTTAGGATGCCCTGGCAACACATAGTCACCAACGCGCCCCTCATCAAAGAGGCGTTGGATGACGGTTTGTTTCTCGCGCCCAGCTTGGGCGAACTCGTCCAAGAATAGGATGCCGTAGACCTTATCCTTACCGCCCACGTTAGGCCAGATGTCGGCAACAGCGCGGTGCTGGATGCCGTTCTCGGCGTAGGGCAAGCCTGAGAAATCAAGCATGTCATAGTCGTTGATGCGTCGCTCCCAGACTTGCGCGTTGCCGTCAAACGGCACAGCATCGAGGCCACGGTTATCCTGTATCTGTTTGGCGATGTCCTCAAAAATTTCAGGCACCGCATCGCGGATAATCTGCGACTTGCCCAGTCCGACGTTCCCCCAGATCATTACAGGTGAAATTGGCAGGGCATAGCTCAGAATTGCAGGTAGTTGGCTAGGCGTTATGGAGATAGCGGATACGTCAGTCATAGTGTCACCTCATTTGTTAGTTATCGAATTGATGCTCTCGCATCCAGCAACACATCGTTTTGATGTGCTGGTGGATACGCCCCCCATCAGGGGCGCATCTCTTTAGCTGTCAGCGCGTAGTTCCGCCCGTTGCAGGTCAAGCCAACCCACATCGTAGGTTGCATTACCAATAGTGGCTGACAGCATAGCGCCACTGCCGAGATGGCTAACGCCTTTGCGTCCGCCCCCTGACACCCAGTAATAAATTGCGTCATGGGCTTTGATCTTTACGAGCCACGGTGGAGCGGAGTAAATATCGCCGTCAGCACTGACTTGTGAAAGCGGAAAGAATGCCTTCCGCATAACGGTTTCGTCTGTCGCCTCACAATTGATCTCGACGCCAACCACAACTGATTTACCAGTCGAGTGAAGCTCACCCTTGCCAATCTCAATCGGTGCATTTTTCTCGGCAACCCATGCCTTCCGCTCGGCATCAAGCTCGGCCTTGCGCTCGGCGGTGATGTCGCTGACAAAGTCGAGCGACTTGGGGCTGAGAAAAACTGGCTTGTCGTTGCCGTCCACAAAACAAATTGCAAACCAGCCCCACTGTCCTTCCTTGAGCCGTCGGACTTCGAGACGGTCACCTTTGGCGACGCCTTTGTTTTTGCGTGAGCGGTTGTTGTTGACCTCGCCAATGCACGGCGTTTGATTTTCGTTAATCATAAGTCACCTCATTTGTTTCGGTTATCTCATAAGCTCCACATGGTGGAGCTTTTCAATCGAGAACCACTCGACATCATCAGTGAGAATTAGGCTATCACCTCTTCGACGCGCTCTATTTTATCGCCAGATATGTACCCGTGGGCAGCTTGTCGTTCCCAGTTGTCTATGACTCTCCAAGAGGCGCGCTTTTCAATGGCGCGTCGAAGATTAGTATTGATCTTCTTGTAGAACACCTTGGCGTCGGCATTTTCAAATCGACTAGGCACGATGCCGTAGACCCAGCCAGCATCGACGGGGGTCTTCCACTTAAGACCGTTGGCGAAGTGGAACTCATAGCGTGGGTTGCCGTTGCGTGAATTGTTCAGTCTCTCGACTGAGTCAACTTTCATTACGTCGCAAAATGTAGTCATGTCGTCACCTCATAAATATTGGTTGGCAAATAATCGTCACGGCTACTGGCTTATCGGCTTCCTGATCTTCGCCAGTACGGGGATAGCAAGCATCGGGATCAGACATCCCAGCGTGATACCGCCGACCATGTGAAACATCGCTGGATCAATTAATGCCCCAGCAGCGTCACTGACTGTGTTGCCTAAGCAAGCACCGACAACGATGCCCAGTCCTTTTTGAAAGCGCTTGGGCAATATCTTCTCGACCTCAAATCCTGTCCATGCACCGACCAGCAGCACCGCGTTGTCTACAAATCCGAATAGCAAACCGTCCATTGTGTCACCTCAATGTTGAATTTGATAAAATTGTCAGCCTCGGCTTGATCTTTCAACCATTTCTATCTTCAAATTCTATTTCAACTAACTCACCAATAGCGATGTCAATCTCAGCGACAACATTATTTTCTATGTTGTGTCTCTCGCAAAGTGTTTGGAACTCGTCAACAGTCATTGAAGTTATCTCGTCCAGAATTTTAAACTTTAATTCTTTATTCTGTTGGTTGCTCATGCGTCACCTCATGTGTTGTGTTTCGCCCATGCTTGGGCATCGTCAGGGGCACAGCTTCAGTGCCCGACACTGTCGTCGAGGTATACTGCGAAATGAGAGGGGACAAGGTGGAGTTGAGCCACGCCGTTTGCTCCTTCATGCTCAGGCAGTCTGAGCTATCGCGCTCCACCCTTTGTAGGGTCGATCCTGATTTTCGCGCTTGGCACCAAGGGGTCAGAGAGGTTGGCGCGTTTGCCAACTTCGCCCTCGTGAACTTCTACTACATCAGGCGGTGGAGGGTCGCGTTGTTTAAGGCTCGCGAGGCCTCGGTTTGGGGGTTGGCCCCTCGCCGAAAGCCCTTTAGATCATAGTGGCTTATATAATGCAAGCACTTATTTTGTAAGTTTATGTACACCACGCATAGCCCAGTGGATAAGGGTTCTGTATGCTATCAAGAATTGACCAGCAAATAGAAGGTGGAGAGCATGACTGAGAAGAGACCAGATTTGAGAATCGTGGGAGGCGATCGTAAACCAGCCAAGAAGCGCAAGCTCACAGCGAAACAGGAGCGGTTCGTGGCGGAGATGATACGGGGCGCAACGCAAGCGGACGCCTACCGCACGGCCTATGATGCGGAGGGCATGAAGCCGTCAGCCGTGTACACCGAGGCGAGCTTGCTTATGTCGCACCCTGAGATCGCCCGTAGACTACATGCCCATCAGGCCAGTGTGGAGCGGTCTGCGGTATCCTCTGCCCTCTCGAAGAGGCGTTGGATTGTGGAGCGCCTAGAGCATGAAGCTGAACACGCCCAGTCTGATGCTGGCAGGGTGAGAGCATTAGAATTATTGGGGAAGGTGACCGAGGTCAAATTATTCACGGATCGGGTGGAGCAGGTAGATAATGACCTATCGCCCGACCAGCTCCGCGACGAATTGGAGCAACGCCTACTCAAGCTCGTTGGTGATAGCTGAAGCTCATGGTCTAGCCTAGACCATGCGCCGAGATAAACACCCCCACCCCCTCGACCTCACCAAGAGAAAACACCCCCACCTACACCCCCTCGACTAGCCACACTATCCTGAGCGATGGAGCAAGGAGGGGGGCACCCCCCTTATTGATGCGCGACGCCCCTCCCCCCCCTA